TCATTCGGCGGCCTCTATCTCGCGCGGGGCGAACATTTCGCGGATGAGCCCGGCGATGCCCTCGCGCCGGATATCGACCTCGAGCCCGGCGGCCGTTACCGTGATGCGCCGAACAAGGAGTTGAACAATTCGGGCTTGCTCGGCTGGGAAGAGTTGGGTCCAGAGGGTGTCGAACTCGTGGAGCGCGCCCAACGCGTCGGCTTCTGAAATATCGGCGGTGTTGGTTTTGAGCGCCGACAACACCTGCGTGACTACCTCTGGCGTTTGCAGGATCCGTCGGATTTCGGTCACCACCGCGTCCTCGACCATCCCGGCGGCCAGCCGCGTCGGCGCGGTCTCGTCGCCGGTATCTCGGTTCCGGATCACGTCCATGGACACGTAGTAGCGGTAGAGTTTCGAGCCTTTCTTCGTGGTGGTGGGCGTCATTGCCGCGCCGGTTTCCGAGAAGATCAGCCCTTTGAGCAGCGCCGGTGTCTGCGCGCGGGTGTTACTGGCGCGTTTCCGGGGGCTCTCTTGCAGGATGGTGTGGGCGCGATCCCAGAGGGCCTCGTCGATGATGGCATCGTGCTCGCCGGGGTAAGCCTTGCCCTTGTGGACGGCTTCACCGCGATAAACCCGGTTCTTGAGCAATCGATAAAGATAGCCCTTGTCGATCAGCGTCCCTTGCTTGTTGCGGGCTTCCTCGCGGCGGAGTTCTCGCGCTAGCACCGTGGCGGATCCAAGTTCGACAAAGCGCTCGAATATCCGGCGAACCTGCGCCGCCTCGTTCTCGTTCACGATGAGCTTGCGGTCGACGACATCGTACCCGAGTGGGACGTAGCCGCCCATCCACATGCCCTTTTTCCGGCTTGCGGCGACCTTGTCGCGGATCCGCTCGGCCGTGACCTCACGCTCGAACTGAGCAAAACTGAGCAGGATGTTCAGTGTCAGCCGCCCCATGGACGTGGTCGTGTTGAAGGACTGGGTCACCGATACGAAAGTCACGCCGTGCCGGTCGAAAAGCTCGACCAGCTTCGAAAAATCCATCAGGGCGCGGCTGAGGCGGTCGATCTTGTAGACCACGATCACATCAACAAGGCCGTCTTCAACATCGGCGATCAGCTGTTTCAACGCAGGGCGTTCCAGTGTGCCGCCGGAGAACCCGCCGTCGTCGTAGCGCTCGCGCAGGCAGGCCCAGCCCTCAGATCGCTGACTGGCGATGTAGGCCTCGCAGGCCTCGCGCTGCGCATCGAGGCTGTTGAACTCCATGTCGAGCCCTTCCTCGGTGGACTTGCGGGTATAGATCGCACAGCGCAAGCGGCGGTTTGGGCGCGAGTTGCTATCCATGGTCAAACCTCCCGCGAACGGGTCTGTAGCCCGAAAAAGCGGTAGCCGTTCCACCGCGTTCCGGTGATTTCGCGAGCGATACCGGAGAGCGATTTGTACTTGCGGCCCTCCCAGTCAAAACCGTCTTTTAAAACGGTCACCGTATGCTCGACGCCGTTCCATTCGCGGATGAGCTGCGTGCCCGTGACGGGATTGCGAGGATCCGTAATCTGATGCTTGCGGCGCGCGATCCCTTGGATCTCGTCAGCGAGCAGATCGAGCATGCGTCGAGTTTCCCGATCCGGCCCGCCGTAGGTCAGTTCCTGAATGCGATAGGCCAGCCTGCCTTCCAGAAATGCGCGGCTGTTATTGGGCGCTGAGCTCCCCATCAGGGTTTCCCACTCAGCTTTCAATTCCTTGACGGACAGGGTCTTCAACATGGCCAGTCGCGACAGGACCGTTTGGTCCAGGCTGGCATCCTGGCCCGGCGCGGGCAGTGTTATCTTATTGTGATGCTTCATCAATTCCTCCGATGCGGATACGTTTTCTGCGACGACCACCGCTCTTTCGAGGCGGTAAGTCCACGAAACGGTCTCCGGTTTCGGCAGATAAAGAACTGGACTTCTCAGCCAGAACACGCACCAGGCCACCAGCGAGGATGCGGCCGATTTCTTCGATGCGCGCCTCAGCCGACATGCGCTCAGGGCATAGGGGATTGGGCCCGGAAATCGGGCCATCTAGATCGGATGACATGGCGGCTTTTCGCGATTGAGATGATGCCCGAATGGTATCGCGAAATCAGGAAATCACAAGTAAATCAATAATTTGTGGAAGGATTCGACCTGTGCGAAGAGCCGCGCAAATCTGCGTATGCGCTTTGTCAGCTCACTGCTCGCCCTAACCGGGCCTCACGGCGAATCACCGCCCTGAACCGCCCATGAATTTGTCGAACGTATCAACGGTAGCTTCTTCCTCGAGCTCGGCCATCTCCCAACGCGAGGGCGCCTGGTCGGGATAGAGGAGCAATGAGATCGACATTTCATTGCCCGGCGAGAACACCGTCATCTCGCGGACCGGTTCGTTGCCTAGCCAGACCCCGGCCGGATGCTCAACGCCGTGGCGACCTGTGTCCCAATCGACTTCTCGCGCCGCCAATGATGCTCTTGGCAATTCCGTCACGATTTGGCGTGCCCGGTAGAAGATTCCGGACTTCAACAACGGTTCGCTGGACCACGCCCAGTCGATGAAGCCTTCCTTGCCAACCACGATCATCGCGCGCTTGTCGGTGATCGTCATCCATTTCAGGATCGCGGCTGTGAGCGACACGGCATATCGATCTGCGAGTTCGGTCATCACGTCGATGTCGACGATCCGTCCTTTGATCTGTTCGCGGAAATCGTCCAGCGGCATCAGCAGATATGAGGCGAAGGTGTTTGCCTCCCCCTCGATCTTGTTCCGGGCCTCATCCCAATCGGCCATGTTGCGGTTGGTGCATTGCAACCCGCGCGGGTTGGCCTGCCGATGCAGTAGGTAGTGACCAAGCTCATGGGCCAGCGTGAAATTGCGCCGCCCCGGCGAGCGGACCGTCTCGTTATAGATGATGCCCCACTCTCCGGAACCGTCAGGATTGGGCATCAGCATGCCTTCGATGCCCTTGGACAGGTCCAACCCGCCGACCATTGTGATCGGCGCGTCCGGATACACCTGACGCGAGAAATCCTGCGCGAGCCCCGCCACATCGATGGGGAATCGAGGCAGGCCATGCGCCGCTTGGTGCAGCGACAGGATCTGCGTTAAGCGGATCGCCCAAGCCTGTGGTGTCGTGGGCAAGCTCAATCCTTTTTTCCCCACATATCGATCATCTGGTTGATTTTCTGTTGGTCTTCGGGATCGAGCTTGCTGAACTTGCGGAAGAACGCCTCCTTTAGAACCTCGTCACCGGGCTCCTCACTGTCATCGAGCAGGTAGTCGGTTGTGACCTCCAGTGCCTGGGCTATGCGGGTCAGCTTTTCGCCGGACGGTTTTCGTGTATCGCGGTTCTCGAGTTCCCAAAGATAGCTTTTACTGGAGTCGGTCAGCGCCGCGAGTTTGTCGAGGGAGTATCCCTTCTCCTTGCGGTGGCGCTTGATCTTGGCGCCGAGGGACGTGGTCATCGTATCATCCTTGGTTTCCTTGGTCAGAGGACGTTTGTTCGATATGACGAACAAAATTGTGCCGCGCAAGTAGACCTGACGATTTGTTCGGTGTATATCGAACATGATCGTATCGCATCTTCGCGATTCTGTCGTCCTCCTCCCTCCCAGGCTTAGAAAGGCCACGTTATGACAGCGATTGCTTCCTTCCTCCGCAAAACCCCGATTCCCCGGCTGCAGGACTACTTCACCGCAGGCGGTTTCACCTCCCTTCCTCCGGTCGACTGGACCAAACCCGAGCCGGAGGTCGTGGAGCCTTTGATCAAGGCAGTCGACCACATGGACGAGGCTGAAAAGCAGCGCGTCATCCTTGACGCTGGACGTGTTGCGGCCCTCGCGGATGAGCCCGGACAGAATGCGTTGCAGAATGTCGTGCTGGATCGCGCGACGTTCGACACGCTCGAGGGCCCCAACAATCGGTCACTCTGGGTGTTCTTGAACGAGGCAGACCGGTTCCGGCTGGCCGAAGAGGTCCGCTACAATGACGAGCGTCGGCGCGGTCGGTCCTGGAGCGGCTTCGGTGTCGATGAAGGTCTGGATGTGAAGAATGACCCGATCTCGATTGCTGCCTTCACTGCCGCGATCCGTGAACGGTTCGAAACACCCAATGTGCATGTCGACATCTTCGATCGCCACCGGGTGATCCTCGACGGTGAAGAATGCGAACTCGTTCAGGTGGCCGTCTACCGCGAAGGCCGCCCCGAGGACATGTTGGGTTTCGATGCCAACAGCACGTTGGCGCGGCGGATCGTCAAACCGGTGTTCGAAGCAGCATTGACCTATGAGGCGGCGACCGGCGTGATCGAGGTCGTGGCCAAGACGCGCGAGGATCGCATGGATCTGACGCGTTTCATGGCGCGGGACCTGCTCGGCATTGCCATTGACGAAAAGCAACAGCTGCCGCTGCGGGAATATGATCTCAGCATGCTCGCGCAGCCGTTCGATTTTCCGACTGATCCGGCAGACGGGATCGCGGACGTTACCGTCAAGGAATTGCGGTTGATGGATCTCGGCGATGCTAAGGAACGCATCACGCTGGAGTCCATGTCCGGCGCGGACCGGACGATCTGGCAGATGGCAGAGCATCGCATTGGTCTGGACATCGGCGGCGGTTCCTTCGTCCACGGGATTACCGGTGAGGTGCCGGAATGGGTGATCACCCGGGCGCGTTTCACGATCAAGTTCCACCCCGGTCCATCCGGCGGGCGCGGCAAGTCTCTGTCTCTGACCGTGACCATGCCGCATGGCTGCAACCTGAAGGACATGACGCCGCAAGAGCGCCTGATCGGCGAGAAGTACCTGCGGCTCTGGGGCATCCTGAAAGATGACACCGACGAAGGCGATGTCCTTGAGTAAGCGTGCGATCGACCTTCTGCTGCGGGCCATGGAAGCCCGCAGCTCGTCTCTTCAGGCATCGGCGCTGCACCAGGTCTCGCGCGCTGCGACAGACGCATTGTTGAAGGCCAAACTGATGGTGCCGAACGGGCATGTCCCGGTCGTTGCCGGGATGGATGACTACGAAGATGAACCCATTGAGGCCATCTGGTCGGCCGAGCTGAAATCGTTCGGTTATCACGACAGCGCTGGCCGCTGGATCACAGTGACCGATCAGGACATCGCGGCATGCAGGGTCGATTATGGCCTGGCCCTTGCCAAGATGCTGGTGGCGTTCGAGCGTGCCGGGCCTTCCCGCCCAACAACCTTGAACGCCGATCTCATCTGGGATGCGGGAACCATAAAGCTTGCCGGCGCCAAGGCCCCGGTGCCCGTCTGGTTCGCCCGCCGTCTCAGCGATCCGCGTGTCTGGGCGCAGCTTGAGGCGCTGATTGCACGCAAGCCGCCGCACGAAATCCGCATCATCCTGACATCGACGCCCGGTGGGCATCTCCCGGAGACCGCCCAGAAGCGAAATCACATCATCAGCGCTGCGGACGTCGCAAGTGATCCGAACAAGCTCGCGATCTCACCGCAGATCCTCGGTGCGCGGGTGTTCCCCGGGCAAGCGCAGCGTCGTTTCCCGATCGATCATTCGGATGACTACGGCATCGTCTGGCTACGCGGCGAAACCCTCACCTTCGGCAGCGACAAGCAGCGGCAACTCCTGGGGCTTTTGTTCGAGGCCTATTGGTCAGGTTCGCCTGTATGCCGGACGGCGGTCGTCCTTTTTGAGGCGGGCTACGGGGACAGCACGAACGCGTTCTCCAAGGTTTTCAGCGGTCGCGACGACTGGCGCTCCTTCATCAAATACGCCGACGGAAATTGTTGGATTGAGCCCTGACTCGATCAGGCACCGCTGATTCAAAGGCCGTCCATCAGGGCGGCCTTTTGCTTTTGTCACCTTCCTACCGGCTTCCCTACCGGTGCCCTCCCTCAGCCCTACCGCCCCCTCCGCGATGTTGGTCCCGCAACTGTTCGCACAATCCCTAAGGAGGTTCACATGGCGACAAGGCACCTTTCCCAGATCGAGCTGGCGGCTCGCTGGAACATCTCGCACCGGACGCTGGAGCGTTGGCGGTGGACGGGCGAAGGCCCGAAATTCATCAAGCTCAGCGGCCGCGTGATCTACCGGCTCGAAGATATCGAGGCATTCGAGGCCGAGCAGATCCGTGGCGCAGACGGCGAACCCCATCGCCCGATGTCGGCGTAAGGGGGCTGCAATGACGATCCCCAACCACGTCACACTCGCGGATATTCCCGCCATGCCCGTCGGCGAGATCGCCGCGCTTCCCGCAGACCAACTCGCGTTGCTGCAAGAGGCGGCACAGCAAGACCTTCAGCGGGCCAAGATGGTGTCCGAATGGCTCGAAGGCGCGATCGCCTTGAAGTACGCCGACCGGGCAGCGGAGTGCCGCCGCGACGCGGGCAAAGATACCGGCACGGTTCGCATTAGCGATGGCAATGTCACCGTGACCGCTGATCTCCCCAAACGCATCGATTGGGACCAGGCGTTGCTTGCGCAGATCGCGGAGAACATTGCCTCGGCAGGTGAGGATCCGGCGGAATTCATCGAAACCAAGCTGTCGGTGTCTGAGCGTAAATACGGCGCTTTGCCGGAGAGTTGGCGTAAGGGCTTCGAGCCCGCGCGCACGGTCCGCACCGGAAAGCCCAAGTTCCGCCTCGTGCTGAACGAGGAGGTGCGCTGATGGCCATTTCGCTCGCTTCCCTGCGCACAGCTTCGGTGCTTCAGCCGCCGCGCATCCTGATCCACGGTGTGGCCGGGGTCGGCAAATCAACCTTCGCCGCTGACGCGGGCGCGCCGGTGTTCATCATGACCGAGGATGGGCTCGGCAAATTGCAGGTCCCGCATTTTCCGTTGGCGACCAGCTATGCCGAAGTTGCACAAGCGCTCGATGCCTTGCTGGATGAAGATCACAGCTATGGCACAGTCGTCGTTGACAGCGTCGACTGGTTGGAGCCGCTGATCTGGGCCGAGTCCTGCAAACGCAACGGCTGGGCCTCCATCGAGACGCCGGGCTTCGGCAAGGGTTATGCCGAGGCACTGACCATCTGGCGTGAGTATCTCGACAAGCTCAACGTGCTGCGGGACCGCAAGGGCATGGTGGTCATCCAGATCGCACATACCGACATCAAGCGCTTCGACAGCCCCGAGCACGAGCCCTACGACCGCTATGTGATCAAGCTGCAGACCCGTGCCTCGGCGCTGCTGCAGGAGCATTCGGACGTGGTGCTCTTCGCCAACTATCAGATCTCGGTCGCGAAATCCGATGTCGGCTTCAACAAGAAGGTGACCCGGGCGCTCGGGTCCGGTGCGCGTGTCATGCACACCGAAGAGCGCCCCGCCTTCCTCGCCAAGAACCGTTACGGCCTGCCGGACACCCTGCCGCTTTCGTGGTCGGAGTTCCTCGCTGCGATGGAGAGCGGTGACCGTGGCCCCAGTGGGGCCGCGAAAGCGCCGCGAACGCCTGAATAATCCAGAAAGGACAATACCATGGCACGTTTCGATACGTCCTTCGACGCAACCGGCGTCGAGCCCACCACCGCCTACGAGGTCCTTCCCGCAGGCAAGTACCGCGCACAGATCGTCGAGAGCGAGATGCGCGTGACCCGCAATGGCATGGGCCAGTTTCTGTGGTTGATGCTCGATATCCTGGAGGGCGAGCACAAGGGTCGGAAGATCTTTGACCAGCTGAATCTGGTGAACCCGAACCCGACCACTGTGGAAATCGCGCAGCGGACGTTGTCGGCGATCTGTCACGCCACCGGCAAGATGCAGGTCAGCGACAGTGAGGAGCTGCATCTGATCCCGATGACCATCCAGGTGACGGTCAAACCGCCCAAGAACGGCTACGGCGAAAGCAACGGCATTCGCTACTTGCTGCCCGAGCCCGGAGCGGCGGCCCAGCAAGTTGCGACACCGCCAAATGGCGGGAGCGCTTCTACGCCGCCGCCGAAAATGGCCTCCGCGCCCTGGAACAAGAAGGGCTGAGCCTTCGCGCTGCCCTGCGCCCTGACTGTCGGGGCAGCGCGCAACCCCATCTGAGGAAATTCCCATGACTGACATGACCAACGCGGCCCCTGTGGCCGCGACCAGCCCCGGTTTGCCTGAAGACCAACGGCGGATGATCGAGCTCGACGATGCCATCGCCAAGATCCGCACGCAGATCGCGACGGCCGACCTTGCGCGGCAACGCGGCCAGAAGTCCATCGATCCGGACTGGTTCCACCGGGCCCGCACGGCCCTGCGCCACCTGTGCCGTGAGCGCGCGGAACTCTTGGCCCAAGGCACCGGCCGCCGTCGTCGCCAAAAGCTGAAGGATGCGCTGATCGGCATCCTGCGCGAACGCCATGACCCCGAGACCTGGGATGGCATTCTGGCCGAGGCGCAGGCTCGCGCCGAACGGGAGGGTCTGTGATGGCAGAGCTTCCCGAAGCCCCGACGCCGACGCTGACGGCGATCTATGCCGATTACGAGGCCCGCCAGGGCGATGGTTTCCGCGATCACCTCGGGGCGTCGATCATCGGCAAATCCTGCGCCCGGGCGCTCTGGTATGATTTCCGCTGGGTCACGCCCGCGCGCCATTCCGGTCGCCTGCTGCGCCTTTTCGAGACGGGCCAGCTGGAAGAGGACCGGCTCGTGCGCAACCTGCGTGCCACCGGGGCGACCGTGCTCGAGGTCGATCCGGAGACCGGCCGCCAGTTCCGGGTCGAGGCCCATGGCGGGCATTTCGGCGGCTCGCTCGACGGTGTCGCCCTTGGTCTCCTGGAAGCGCCGAAGACCTGGCATGTGCTGGAGTTCAAGACCCACTCGGTCAAGAGCTTCAACGAGTTGGTCGCCAAGGGCGTTGTTCTGGCCAAGCCCCAGCACGCCGCACAGATGCAGATCTACATGCATCTGACGGACATCACGCGCGCCCTCTACGTCGCGGTCTGCAAGGACACCGACGCGCTTCATGTCGAGCGCCTCAAAGCCGACCGCGCTATGGCTGAGCGTCTTCTGGAAAAGGCCAGGCGCATCATCTTCGCCCAGCACCCGCCCGCGCGGATCAGCGAAGACCCGGCCTGGTTCGAGTGCCGGTTCTGCGATCATCATGCGGCTTGCCATGAAGGCGGTGGCGTTGCTGTGACCTGCCGGTCCTGCCTGCATGCGACGCCGGTCGAGGGTGGATGGCACTGCGCCCGGCACGACCGGATGCTGGCACCTTCCAAGCAACGCGCCGCCTGCGGCCGCCATCTCTTCATCCCCGATCTCATCCCGGGCGAGGTCATCAATGCGGGCGACGATGTCGTCACCTACCGCATGGCCGATGGCTCGACCTGGATCAACGACGCTCGTTCCCCGGAGGCCGCGCCATGCTGACCCTGCGCCCCTATCAACAGGCCGCGATCACGGCGATCTACGGCTATTTTCAGACCCACACTGGCAATCCGCTGGTCGTCATCCCGACCGCAGGAGGCAAGTCGCTGGTCATGGCGTCCTTCATCGAAGGTGTGCTGAAGGCTTGGCCCGACCAGCGGATCCTCATCGTGACCCATGTCCGGGAATTGATCGCCCAGAACCATGCCGAGATGATCGGCCTCTGGCCCGATGCGCCCTCGGGCATCTATTCGGCGGGCCTCGGCAAGCGCGAGGCTCAGGCGCGGATCCTTTTCGCGGGCATCCAGTCCATCCACCGCCGCGCGGCCGAGATCGGCCACACCGATCTGGTGCTGATCGACGAGGCGCATCTGATCCCCGGCAAGTCGAGCACGATGTATCGGCGCTTCCTCGACGCGCTGAAGAAGATCAACCCGGCGCTAAAGGTGATCGGGCTGACTGCCACGCCGTTCCGGCTCGATTGCGGCATGCTGCACGAGGGGCAGAACGCGCTCTTCACCGACATCGCCTATGAGGCGCCGGTCCGCGAGCTGATCGATGCGGGGTATCTGAGCCCGCTGGTCTCGAAACAGCCCGCTACTCGGCTCGATGTCTCGAAGGTGGGCACCCGCGCGGGCGACTTCATTGCGCGCGATCTGGCGGCGGCGGTCGACCAAGACGCCATCACCCGCGCAGCAGTCACCGAGATCATCGAGCATGGCCGCGACCGGAAATCCTGGCTGGCCTTCTGCTCGGGTGTAGAGCACGCGCTCCATGTGGCGGAGGAATTCGGCCGCCAGGGCATCAGCTGCCGCACGATCTTTGGCGACACGCCGAAAGACGAGCGCGATGGGATCCTTGCCGCCTTCAAGCGCGGCGAAATCCGGGCGCTGGCCTCGATGGGCGTGCTGACCACCGGCTTCAACGCGCCTGGTGTCGACCTGATCGCGCTGCTACGCCCGACGCAATCGGCCGGGCTCTATGTGCAGATGGTCGGGCGCGGCACCCGTCTCGCGCCGGGCAAGGAGAATTGCCTGATACTCGATTTCGCGGGCAATGTCCGTCGCCATGGACCGATCGACCTGGTGCGACCCAAACGCCCCGGTGATGGCGGCGGGGGCGAGGCGCCGACCAAGGTCTGCCCGGACTGCGATAGCATCGTCGCGCTCTCGGCGTCTGAATGTCCGGACTGCGGTTTTGTCTTCCCGCCGCGTGAGGTGAAGATCGCGCCGACCGCAGCCACTTTGCCCGTCCTATCGCCCAAGGCACCGCAATGGGTCGCCGTGAGCAACGTGTCCTACAGCCGTCATGACAAGCGGGGCGGTCGGCCCTCGCTGAAAGTGACCTATAGCTGCGGGCTCACGACCTATCAGGAGTGGATCTGCTTCGAGCATCAGGGCTACGCGCGGCGAAAGGCAGAAGACTGGTGGCGCAAGCGTGCGCCCGGTCATCCAGTGCCGCGTAGTGTGAACGAGGCTCTGGCGCTGTCCCGCAGCTTGACCCGTCCCAGCCACATCGCGGTCCGTCCATCGGGCCGGTATTTCGAGATCACCGGTTACAGGTTTGACCCATGCACACATTCCACAACGGCCTCTGCGCCGTCTGCCACCGGCAACCTCGCGGGTTTGGTTGGTTCGACCCTGTCTTCCCCGTCTCGGACCCGCGGCGCGACCAAAGCCGCAAGTCCCTCTGCAGCCGGACGTGTCAAAACATCTGCCATGGGAGGAAGGGCATGATCGGTCCTACACCCAACGAGACCGAGGCGATGACCGTTGGCGGTCAGGATGGTGGTGCCTTTCTGGAGAGCATCGGCAAATCCGATCTCACGACCTTGAGCGCGACCGAATGGGATCAGTTCATTGATGTCGTGGTCACCGGGTATTGCGATCACCTGCGCGAGCTTGCCGCGCGGGATCGCGCCCGGCTCGACGGCATGGTGCCGGAGGTGCCTTTCTGATGCAGAGCTCCTCCCACATGGCGCGCTACGGCGCGCGGCTTGTCACCAATGGCTACGCCATCCTGCCCATTGCGCCCGGCACCAAGAAGCCTGGCCGTTTCCAGCGTGGCGCTTGGGTGGATTACCCGGAGTGGAACCGCCATGCCGCGCGCCCGACGACCGAGGTCGAAGTCGCAACTTGGTCTGCCTGGCCTGATTGCGGCGTCGGGCTCGTCGGTGGCGCGGTTGCCGCCATCGACATCGACATCGCCGAGGATGCTGAGCTCGCGTTGAAGATCGAGAAGCTGGCGCGCGATCGCCTTGGCGACACACCGGCGCTGCGCATCGGACGCGCGCCAAAGCGTATGCTGGTCTATCGCGCGGCGGAGCCGTTTCGTGGCATCAAGCGCCATCCGCTCGAGGTGCTCTGCCTCGGACAACAGTTTCTGGCCTATGCCACCCATCCCGACACAGGCGCACCCTATGCTTGGCCCGAGGAAGGTCTGGCTGACCTCGATATCGCCGACCTCCCGGCTATCACGGCCGATGCGGCGGCGGCCTTTCTTGCGGCAGCTCAGGCGATGCTGCCAGAAGATGTTCGTCAGCGCGGGTTAGCGGTGACGCCCTCAGCGCACCCACATCTCACCGGGCACAGCCAGACAGGCACGTTGCCGGCCATTCAAGCGGCTCTCGAATGGCTGCCGAATGCCGAGCTTGATTACGACAGTTGGATGCGGATCGGCATGGCGCTCAAAGGCGCGCTTGGTGAAGACGGCGAGGATGTCTTCGCGCAATGGTCGGCACAGGCCGCAAAGGATGTACCGGCGACCACGCTCAAGACCTGGACAAGCTTCAGACCGGACCGGATCGGCGCGGGGTCGATCTATCATCTCGCCCTGGAGCGCGGCTGGAAGCCCGACGCCTCGCTGCGCCTCGATGGATCCACGGACTGCGTGGAAACGCACCCTGCTGCAGGGCTGTTGTCACAGTTGGGCAGCCCATCTGAGCCCGACGCGGAGACGGACGATCACGCCGCCTACACGCTACACATGCCGGACGGGCTGGTCGGGGATCTGACCGCCTACATGCTGTCGACCGCGCGGCGACCGCAGCCGCTTCTGTCACTCGGGGCAAGCCTCTGTGCCATCGGCGCGCTCATGGGACGGAACTACCGGACCGAGAGCAATCTGCGCTCAAACCTCTATATTGTCGGCATCGCCGATAGCGGGTCAGGCAAGAACCACGCTCGGGAAATCATCAACGAGGTGTTCTTTGAGGCCGGGCTCGCCCATCATCTTGGCGGAAACAAGATCGCCTCGGGGGCAGGTCTCCTGACGGCGTTGCACCGACAGCCCGCGATCCTGTTTCAGATCGATGAGTTCGGCATGTTCCTGTCGGCCGCCGCCGACCGCAAGCGTAGCCCGCGCCACATCACCGAGATCCTCGACAACATGACCGAGCTCTACACGGCGGCCGGCGGGGTCTTCCTGGGAGCCGAATACGCCAACCGGGACGGCTCGAATGAACGGCGCGACATCAACCAGCCCTGTCTCTGCGTCTATGGCACAACCACGCCCCTGCATTTTTGGGGCGCACTACAGGGTGCGAATGTCGTGGATGGATCGCTCGCCCGGTTTCTCATCTTGCCCAGCGATGAGGATTACCCTGACGAAAACCTCGCTGCGGGTATTCGGCAGACACCTTCCGCGTTGATCCATGGGCTCAAGAACCTGGCGGCCGGGGGCGGTCTGCAAAACGGCAATCTCACCGGAATGACCCCGGGCCAAACGACGGCGGTGAACCCGATAACGGTGCCAATGTCGGAAGAGGCCAAAGCCCGTTTCAAGGAGTTGAGCGCCAGGCTGACAGAAGAATTGCGAGCGGCACGGGGCACGGCCTTCACCGCGATCCTTGCCCGGATCGGAGAGAATGCCCTGAAGCTGTCGCTCATCGTGGCCGTCGGTCGCGATCCGGCCCGACCCATTATCGACCTCGGCGCTGCGGAATGGGCCATCGCTTTCGTGCGGCACTTCGCGGCCAGAACCATGGATGCTATCGAGCGGCACGTCGCCGACACCGAAACGGAGGCACACCTGAAGCGGCTGAAAGAGATCATCCGCGCGGCCGGTGCCAAGGGCATCACCAAGTCTGAGATCACCCGGGCCTCCCAATGGCTGAAGGCGCGCGACCGGGACGAGATCCTGCTGACTTTGATCGAAAGCGGCGACATCACTACCGGCATGCGGGACACCGGGGGCCGCCGGGCCATGGTGTATCGGTTGTCGGGCTGAAAAGCGGGCTTCTTTCAAACGAAGGCTTTCTTCAATTGAAGGAAGTTGAGGATTAACAGGCTGAAAACATAACGCGTTTTGCCTTCCTTCACTTCTTTCAATCTTTCAAGAGGTGCCTTGTATGTGTGTGTCCTCGCGCGCGCGACTGGAAATAGGATGATGTACCCCATGAAATAATTGAAATATTGAAAGAAGGTATATTACCTATACAGGTCAGAGGCTTAGAGCTTGACTTCCTTCAAGCCGCTCGCCTGGAGAAACTGAAAGAAGTGCCGGGCGGATCATTCGCCCAGCACCTGACATGACCAGACCACCCTTCGGGGCCTGGCGAGACCGCAGCCTTCACCGGCCAGCCCTCTCGCCGCGTCCAGCACATCGAAGAGGAGGTCGTCATGACCCAATCACAAATGCTGCGCCCCATCCTGGCGCTTGATCTTGGCACTACCACGGGCTGGGCGCTTCGTGGCTTTGACGGGCTGGTCACCACAGGTACCGCGTCATTCAAGCCTGGACGCTACGATGGTGGCGGCATGCGCTATCTACGCTTCACCAATTGGCTCACCGAACTGGATCGGCTGAGCGGCCCGGTTGGCACGATCTGGTTTGAAGAGGTACGTCGTCACGCCGGCACGGATGCGGCCCATGTCTATGGCGGGCTTATGGCGTCGCTGACCAGCTGGGCAGAGCTGAGGGGTATTCCCTACGAGGGTGTGCCCGTCGGAACCATCAAGCGCCACGTCACTGGCAAAGGCAACGCCAACAAAGCCGCCATGATCGCAGCGGCTAAGACCCGCGGCTTCAGCCCTGCGGACGACAACGAGGCCGATGCCATTGCCATCCTGCATTGGGCGATCGAGACGCAGGGAGGTGTGGTATGAGCTACTTTCCCAAAGGCTACGGAGGCCAGCGCCGTTCGCCCGAAGAGGTCAAGCGTGACGGCTGGCGCGAGCAAGGCGTTCTGGCGGTTTCGGTGGATGACCATCGCCTGACTTGGCCGGAACGCGAACTCGTCGAACAACTGGGCACCAAACTCTATGGGCCACGCCCCGTGGGGGAGGTCCGCCATGGGTGAGAAAAAGACATGGACCGCCGACGATGTCGCCGACCACTTCGAGGAAGCATTTCGCACGCTGCGCAAGCTGCCACCGGTCAAGGCGCGCGGGTATTTCAACGCATGGCCCGACATCGTGCGCTCGGCGCGAGAGATCGCGGCGATGGATCCGCAGCCGATGCGGGTCTGGCCGTCGGCCTCCGCCATCACCCGGCTCGAGCAGACCTTCGACTGGGTGCTCTGGATCGAGGTGGAGGAGCGCAAGCTGATCTGGTCTCGCGCCGCCCGCGTGCCGTGGAAGCAGATCAGCGGCGAGCTTGGCGTCGATCGCACGACAGCATGGCGGAAGCACAAGCTGGCCTTAACCAAGATCGCGTCGCGGCTGAATGTTTAAGCGAATCCAGGATGTTGCAACACTTTTGTGTTCGACACATGCAACATTTCCGTGCTACCCGTAGGGCATGATGGGGAGAGTGCGTTGGAAGACGGCTCTCCCCATTTTTCGTGGTGGATACCCTCGCGGCGTCCGGAGTCCAGCTGGGGTCCAGGAGGCTAACCCACTGACTTTGCGGGTCCTTCCGCGCCACAAACGTATACGGGCGGGCGAAGCGCGCAATATCGCTAGCGACAGGGCCGGTTTTTTGGGAAGCCACCCTTAGCAGGCATCCACCCGCGATCTGCTGAAAACCACAACAAAACAAACCTTTGGCATCGGACACGCCCGGTGGCCGCTGGACCCCCTGTGGAGTCCAGGTTGGCTGCCGGTGTCCGGAGTCCACCCGATTGAGGCGAACCGACCCGCATGACCCTGAGCTTTGCCCCGGACGCGATCGAGATGTGGCCGCTGGCCAGGCTCCAGCCCTACGCGAAGAACGCAAAGGCGCACGGCGCGGATCAGGTCGCGAAGATCGCTGCCAGCATGGCGGAGTTCGGCTGGACCGTGCCGTGCCTCGTCGCCGACGACGGAGAATTGATCGCGGGCCATGGCCGGGTGTTGGCCGCCACGCAACTGGGGCTGACCGAGGCTCCGGTGATCGTGCTGGGCCATCTGACCGAGGCGCAACGCCGGGCGTACCGGATCGCGGACAACAAGCTGACGGAACTCGGGACCTGGGATGAGGCGCTGCTGTCGGCCGAGCTGAACGACCTGCTGGCCGAAGACTACGACCTGTCACTCATCGGTTTTGATGATGCCGAGCTCGAGGCCTTGTTGGCCGGTGAGGTCGACCCCGAAACTGCCACCCGAGAGGGCGAGGACGAGGTTCCGGAGGCCCCCGAGACCCCGACCAGCCGCCCCGGCGATCTCTGGGTGCTGGGCAAGCATCGGCTGCTCTGCGGGGACGCGACGGTGGCCACGGACGTCGAGCGACTGCTCGGCGATGTGACACCGCTGCTGATGGTGACCGATCCACCCTACGGCGTCGAATACGATCCGGGCTGGCGCAACAAGGCGGTTGCCGCAGCCACCAAACGCACCGGCAAGGTGCTGAATGACGACCGGGCTGACTGGCGCGAGGCCTGGGCGCTCTTCCCGGGCGATGTGGCCTATGTCTGGCACGGCGCGTTGCAGGCGACGACGGTCGCGGAAAGCCTCGAGGCCTCCGGTTTCAATATCCGGTCCCAGATCATCTGGGCCAAGGATCGCCTGGTGCTCAGCCGCGGTGATTATCACTGGCAGCACGAGCCCTGCCTCTACGCTGTGAAGAAGACCGGCAAGGGCCACTGGGCGGGTGACCGCAAGCAGACAACGCTCTGGCAGATCGCCAACAAGGATCAGGACGCGGAAACCGTGCACGGGACCCAGAAGCCCGTCGAATGCATGCGGCGACCCATCCTGAACAATTCCAGCCCGGGCCAAGCAGTCTATGAGCCCTTCATGGGATCCGGCACCACGCTGATCGCGGCCGAGACCACGGGCCGCGTGTGCCTCGGGATCGAATTGAACCCGGCCTATGTCGATGTCGCCGTGCAGCGCTGGCAGCAGTTCACCGGCCAGGCCGCCGTGCTGGACGGGACCGGCGAGAGCTTCGCCGATCTGACGCCCAACCCACGTTGAGGAGATGCATGACCTGGCTCTACCTTCCTCCGGAAACGATTCCGAAGCCGGAGACCTGTTCGGCCTCTCGCTCTGCTCCGGCGCAGGCGGGCTCGACCTCGGGCTCACCATCGCCATGCCCGGGTATCGAACTGTGGGCCATGTCGAACGGGAAACCTACGCCGCGGCCATTCTCGTGGCACGGATGGAAGAGGCGGCCCTGGATCCGGCACCTGTCTGGGACGACGTTGGAAACTTCGACGGCCGCCCATGGCGCGGCGCGGTGGACATCGTCACTGCGGGCTATCCGTGCCAGCCGTTTTCCGTCGCGGGCAAGCGCCGGGGCGCGGACGACCCGCGCCACCTCTGGCCGCATGTCGCCCGCATCATCGGAGAGGTCGAACCGCCTTTCGTCTTCCTCGGAAATGTCGCCCATCATCTCCGCCTCGGGTTCCCCGAAGTCGCCAGCGGACTGGTCGGCATGGGCTACCGCCTTGCGGCAGGCCTCTTCACGGCGGCGGAAGTCGGTGCGCCCCACAAGCGAGAGCGCCTGTTCATCCTTGCATGCCGCGAGCACGACCAACTGGCCGACCCCGCGCGCCTGCTTCGGGACCCGCTCGGGCGGTGGGAACCGGACGGAGATACTGCGGCTCTGGCCGACGCCACGGGCGAGCGCCAACGAAAACAGGCAGACGAAGCCGACGCCATCACAATCGGCGGGCAAGCACGGGATGAACCTGGCGACCTCGGCCGCAATGTGGCCGACGCCTCAGACCGACAGCTTTCGCAGCCGGGGCGGCGCCCGGAGACACGAGAAGGGCCTCGATGGAATGGCCCGGGACTGGCCGACGCCGATGGCGACGGACGGCAACAAGCCGAGCGCGGGCAATCGCAAATCGGCCGACCTGACCCTCGCCAGTCAGCTGTGGATGACGCCGACGGCGCGCGATCACAAGGACGGCGCGACGACATTGGCGAACACGCCGGTGAACGGCCTGCTTGGCCGCCAGGTCCTGGTGACGCCGACGGCTGGGAGCGATACCTCCGAGCCGCGCCGGACCTTGAACCCGCTGTTCGTCGAGGCGCTGATGGGTTGGCCCACCGGGTGGACCGCCTTCGGCTCTGCGGCAACGGCGTGGTCCCACTGGTTGCGGCGCATGCGCTCCGAACTCTCGCGGCTCAATTGCTGGCCGATGGATGAGGTGGCGGGATGAAGCAGTCGCGTCTCTTGTCGCTCGTCGAGGCCGTCGCCAATGTGTTCATCGGCTACGGCGTGGCGGTCATCACGCAGATTCTGATCTTCCCGATCTTCGGGCTGCACACCACGCTGGCGCAGAACCTGAAAATGGGCGCGATCTTCACCGTTGTGAGCATCGCGCGGTCCTTCGCGCTGCGGCGGGTGTTCGAGGCACTTCGTGTTGCGTCGGCAAAGAGGCGTCCGCAATAGCCTGCAGTAACGCGGTATTGCTTCTGTGTTGTCGCTAACTCATTAAGATCGTATGGTTTGAAAAATTTCACCTTTTAGTAATCGCCGGTTTTGTCGGCCCGAAGCGAAACCGGATCGAGAGTGATTTGTTGAAAAAAGCAGACGGGGAAAAGACTGATCAGGAATTGCTTCCAGATGGCCTGGAAGCTCTGCGGCAAGAGCTGAGCCTGAGGGATGTAATGGGACTGATCGAGCGCACTGCGAGATGGGTCGATCCAGAAACTTTCGAATATCTGCCTGTCTGGTATCCGGAGCATGCGCGGCGCGGCTTGTTCTACAAGGCAAACTGGTCCGAACCGCAGATGAACCGCAATCGTCAGACGGGCGTTAGCATTCACAAATCTGAAGGCAACACGCATGCGAACAAGGCGCTGACACTAGCTTTGGGGCTGCGGGCAACAGAGCGGCCGAATTGGTCATGCTGCCATATCTGGGGTGTTGATGATGCCGCTTATCAGGTGAGCAACGCTGTGGTTCAGGATCGACGCTTCTTTTCATGCGTAGCGAACATGGTCTTGCTGCCGACGCCATTGAAGGCGTTCACCGACGTAATGACCGAAGTGAAGATGATGCTTCGTGTTTGTGCGCTCCATCTCTATGGCTGGTCCTGCGACCATGACGACGTTGCGGACATCGCGGGTCAGGTTGAGGAATGGGCCGATTGGGACGCCTATCCCTGCAGCTGGCCAAGACAGGATCGAAATTCGCTTCCGTTGGGGACGGCCAAGTTCTCGGCGCGGATCAAGACGTCAGCGGACCGCAGGAAGGCTGCCATTCGCAAGGATCTGGCGTCTGCTGGCCCGCATTATCCTAGGGATGAAGTTCAGAAAGTGCTCGAATACTGGGACGTTTCTTTGTGACGCAATGAAACCGCCGCCCCAGAGGGACGGCGATCATCTTTGTGTTGGGCCGTGAGCGTCAAGCGGCGGGCAATTTGTAAACGCGGCCCCGATCCTCAACCTTCTCCGAGGTCACTTCGAGCCCGAGCTTCTTCTTGAGCGCACCGGACATCGCGCCGCGCACGGTGTGTGACTGCCATCCAGTCGCGGCCATGATCTCCGCGATGGTCGCGCCGTCTGGTGCGCGCAACATGGCAATGAGGGTGGCCTGCTTGGTGCCCTCGCGTGGGGTTCGCGTCTTTGGTGCTGCATCCTCGGTCGGCTTGATTTCCGCGCTGTCAGTCTCAATGCCGATGGCGGCGAGGCCTGTGTCGGTCGCGACCAGCGTGACGCCGTGGCCGTCGCCAGTCTCGCGCCAGACGGGCTCGCCGTTGCGCATGTCGGCATCGACCTCTTCGAGGAGGTCTTTGGCGAGCATCGCGCCGATGACCTTGGCGGCGGCCCCGCCGCGCAGGCTGTCAGGAAGCGGCAAGGCGATATGGCCGTCGCGTTGGGATGCTGCGCTGAGAATGATGGCTTGGGTGTCGGTGAGTTTGATCATGTTTGCCTCCGTGGCTCAGCCGCGCGGAATGCGTGGCTTCTACCGAGGCGAGCCCGCCGTTTAGGCGGGCCGGGACCGGCGCGCGATAGCTCAGTCGTCGCGCGCGATCAGGGCGAGGAGGACAGCCGCCATTCCGCCGAGATATTCGCTGCGGCGAAACACGTTCTCGTCGATCTCGCTCGCGGTGTTGATGGTCGGGTCGACCTGCAGGTCGTTGCCCATGTGTGGCATCAGGCGGGTGGCCTCGCGGTTGTAGCGCTCTGCAAGGGTGCTGGTCATCGGGCTCACTCCGCGTATTCGCCTTCGCTGAAGGCGCTGTCGGTGATGCGCTTCAGGAGGCTGGCGTAGTGCTCAAGGGTGCCGACATGGCCCCAGTTGATCTCGTCGGGGTGGGCATTGAAATGGTCGTCGCTGAGGCTCTGGAGCCGGGCGAGCATCTCGTCGATCTCGGCTTTCTTGCCAAGGAAGGCGTTCAAAGCGGCCTCCTTGTTGCGGCGTGCCTTCTCGGCGCGAAGTTCGTGGCGGGGCGTTGTCTGTGGGTTCAGGCGGGTCATCGTGGCGGCTCCGTGGTGAGTTGCATCGTTTTCGTAGGACCACGTTCGCTCTGGTGCGGAGGCTTATCAACTACATAAGCACATGATTTTGAATGATAATCGGAGCGTTCCATGGAGGGTCTGAGCGAGCGCCAATACGCCGCCCGTGTCGGCCTTTCACGTGGTGCAATCCAGAAGGCCAAAGCGACAGGGCGGCTGGTTCTGCATGGCGATGGCAGCATTGACGCGGAGGCCAGCGATGCCCTGCGTGCGCAGGCAACCGACCCATCGAAAACCCGCAAGGCCTCGAAGCCGAAGCTCAAACCCGTCTCTGAGGCCGCGGTCTCCGCAGTCGGCGAGACGCTGCGCGAACAGGGGATGTCCGCCCCGCCGGTGGGTGGTGGCACTACGTTCCTGCAGGCCAAGACGGCCAACGAGGTGCTGAAGGCTCAGGAGCGTCGCATTCGGCTGCAAAAGCTGAAGGGCGAGCTGATCGACCGCGCCCGCGCGCTGTCGCTGGTGTTTCGGTTGGCGCGGCAGGAGCGCGACGTCTGGGTCAACTGGCCCGCTCGCGCGGCAGCGCTGATGGCGGCTGATCTGGGCGTCGAGCACGCCGCGATGCAGAAGGTTCTGGAGAAACATGTCCGCGCCCAGCTCGACGATCTCGCCGACATCAAACCCGATCTCCGGTGAGGATGACTTCGATGGCGCGGATGAAATCCTGCGGGCCTGGAGCGAAGGCCTCACACCGGATCCGGACCTGACGGTTTCGCAATGGGCGGATCGGCACCGGATGCTGTCCGGCCGGGCATCGGCCGAACCGGGCCGGTACCGCACAGCCCGCACGCCCTACATGGGCGAGATCATGGACCGGTTGTCGCCCGGCGATCCGACACAGCGGATTGTCTTCATGAAGGCCGCGCAGGTCGGCGCCACCGAGGCCGGGAACAACTGGATCGGCTTTGCAATCCACCAGGCGCCGGGCCCGATGCTCGCGGTGCAGCCCACGGTGGAACTGGCGAAACGGAACTCGAGGCAGCGGATCGATCCGCTGATCGACGAAAGCCCGGAATTGCGGGAGCGGGTCAAACCTGCGCGCTCGCGTGATGCGGGCAATACAATGCTGTCCAAGGAATTCGCGGGCGGCATCCTGATCATGACCGGGGCGAACTCGGCGGTCGGGCTGCGGTCCACGCCCGCGCGCTACATCTTCCTCGACGAGGTCGATGCTTATCCAGCGTCTGCCGATGAGGAAGGCGATCCGGTCACGCTGGCGGAAGCGCGCTCACTGACCTTCGCCCATAGGCGCAAGGTGTTCCTGGTCTCAACGCCGACCATACGGGGGATGAGCCGGATCGAACGGGACTATGAGGCAAGTGATCAACGCCGGTTCTTCGTGCCATGTCCGCATTGTCAGCAGATGCAGTGGCTGAAATTCGAACGGCTACGCTGGGAAAAAGGGCAGCCGGAGACGGCGGAATATCACTGCGAGGATTGCGAGACCCCCATCGCCGAACATCACAAGACGGCCATGCTGGAGGCTGGTGAATGGCGGGCGACGGCCGAGGCGGCGGATCCCAACACCGTTGGCTACCATCTCTCGGCGCTTTATTCGCCCATCGGCTGGCTGAGTTGGGAGCGGATCGTGCGGGCATGGGACGCAGCACAAGGCTCGGACGAGGCGATCAAGGCGTTTCGCAACACGATCCTCGGCGAGACCTGGGTCGAGACAGGCGAAGCGCCGGACTGGCAGAGGCTCTACGACCAGCGCGAACGCTGGAAACCGGGCAATGTCCCCGCAGGCGGGTTGTTCCTGACAGCCGGGGCCGACGTGCAGAAGGACCGGATCGAGGTCGATGTCTGGGCTTGGGGCCGTGGGCTCGAAAGCTGGCTCGTCGATCATATCGTGATCGAGGGAGGACCGGACCGGCATCAGGTTTGGGGCGACCTGACAGAACTGCTCGGTCGAATGTGGCCACATGAGCGCGGCGCGCATTTGAAGATCGCGCGGCTCGCCATCGACACGGGCTACGAGGCCCCGGCAGTCTACGGGTGGGCACGCGCTCAAGGGTTCGCACAGGTATCGCCGGTCAAGGGCGTGGAAGGGTTCAACCGAGCAAGCCCGGTGTCGGGGCCGACTTATGTGGACGCGACCGAGGGCGGCAAACGTCTGCGACGCGGGGCGCGCCTTTGGACCGTGGCGGTGTCGACCTTCAAGGCCGAGACCTATCGCTTCCTGCGGCTCGAACGGCCGACCGAGGAGGACATCGCAGCCGGGGCGGCGTTCTCGCCAGGCACGGTCCACCTGCCGCATTGGGTCGAGAACGAATGGCTGAAGCAGTTCGTGGCCGAACAACTGGTGACGGTGCGCACAAAGCGCGGCTTCGCCCGGCTGGAATGGCAGAAGCTGCGCGAGCGCAACGAAGCGCTGGACTGCCGCGTCTATGCCCGCGCCGCCGCCTGGATCGCGGGCGCGGATCGTTGGACTGACGAGAAATGGCGCGACCTCGAGGATCAGCTTGGGGTCGCCGACGCCTCTGCGGATCCCGCGGGGCAGATCAACAGGCAAGCGCAGACGTCGCAAGGCAAACGCCAATCCGACTGGCTTGGACGGCGCGGAGGATGGTTTTGATGACCGATTGGACGGAATCCGAATTGTCCGCGCTGCGGCGGGCCTATGCCAGCGGCACGACCCGGGTCAGCTATGATGGCAAATCCGTCGACTACGGCTCGGCAGAGGATCTGCTCGGGCGCATTCGCACCATCGAGCGCGCCATTGCGGGCTCCGCGCAACCGGTGCCAATCGCCGGGCTTGCGGGCTTTTCGCGCGGGGACCGCTGATGTCGGCGACCTGGTTTGACCACGCGATTGCCACGGTGGCACCGCGCGCTGCGGCCCGCCGAGTCCTTGCCCGGCAGGCCTTCGAAACCCTGACGCGGGGCTACGATGGTGCCGCGAAGGGGCGGCGCACTGAAGGCTGGCGCGCGCCAGGCTCATCGGCCGACACCGAGGTTGGCGTAGCCGGGGCGCTCTTGCGGGACCGGATGCGCGATCTGGTGCGCAATAACCCGCATGCGGCCAAAGCCGTGGCGGTGCTGGTCAACAACATCATCGGCGCGGGCATCATGCCGCGCGCCGCCAGCGGTAATGACAAACTGGATCGAAAGGTCGATGCGCTCTTCGCGCAATGGTCGGACACTGCCGATGCCGACGGCCAGCTCGACTTCTATGGTCTGCAGACGTTGATCTGCCGCGAGATGGTCGAGGCGGGCGAGGTACTCGTGCGTAGGCGTCTGCGCCGCGCAAGCGACGGTCTACCGGTGCCGCTGCAATTGCAGGTGCTGGAGGCCGACTTCCTCGACGCCACCAAGTCGGGCGCACTCGGCGCAGGACGGCTGGTTCAAGGGATTGAGTTTGACTCTGTAGGCAAGCGCCGGGCCTATTGGCTGCACGCCGAGCATCCGGGCGATGCCTATGGTTCGCTGCAGAACGGTCTGCAAAGCCGCCCGGTTCCGGCGAGCGAGATCGCGCACATCTACGAGAAGCAGCGCACGCAGGCGCGTGGCGTTCCCTGGGGCGCGCCGGTGATCCGCAGCTTGCGCGATCTCGACGATTACGAGGTCGCGGAACTGGTCCGCAAGAAGACCGAGGCCTGCGTCACCGCCATCGTCTTTGGCGACGACGAGGCGCAGCAGGGCATCGCGCCCTCCGTGGTAGACGCCGACGGCAACCGGGTTGAACAGTTCGAGCCGGGGCTGATCGCCTATGCCCGCGGCGGCAAGGACATTCGGTTCAACCAGCCGTCGGCCACCGGCGGATACGCGGAATACAAGCGGGCCAGCCTACATACGATCTCGGCCGGGTTCCGGGTGCCCTACGAGCTGCTGACCGGGGACCTGTCACAGGTGAACTACTCCTCGATCCGCGCCGGGCTCGTCGAATTCCGCCGGATGATCGACGCCGTGCAGTGGCAGCTGTTCATCCCGATGTTCTGCGCCCCTAGCTGGCGCTGGTTCACCGAGGCCGCATGGGCAGCAGGCCAGATCCCGACCCCGGACGTGCCGGTCGAATGGTCGCCGCCGAAGTTCGAGGCGGTCGATCCGCAGAAGGACGCGATGGCGAACCTCTTGTCGATCCGATCAGGCACCATGACGCTGGCCGAAGTGATTGCACGGCAGGGCCGAAATCCCGACGCGGTGCTGGCTGAAATCGCCGCCACGAATGCCAAGCTCGATGACCTTGGGCTGGTGCTCGACAGCGATCCGCGCCGCGTCACTAAGACCGGCAGCGCGCAGACAAGCGACCCGACAAACGAACCGGCCGACGAAGAGCCCACCGCCGATCCGGAAAATGACCCGGCGCAGGCCGACCAACAGGACTGACCAACATGGATACGATGATCGAAATCCCGGCCTTGCGCCGGATGGCGGAGCTTGCGCCGAACTCAGCCGACACCGACGCCCGCACCGTCGAGGTGATCTGGTCGGCAGGCGCTCGGGTCCGCCGGTCCACACTGTTCGGCGAACCCTATGATGAGGAGCTTAGCCTCGATCCGGATCATGTGCGGCTTGACCGTCTGAATGCTGGCGCGCCGTTTCTGAAGGTGCATGAGGTGGACACGCTGGATGCCGTGATCGGCTCCGTCGTCCCAGGCTCGGCGCGCATCGAAAACGGCCGCGGCATCGCACAGGTCAGGATTTCTGAGCGCGCCGATGTCGAACCGATCTGGCGCGATATCCAGGCCGGTCACATCCGTGCCGTCTCCATCGGCTATCAGGTCCACCGCTTCGAGGTCTCGAAGCCCGAAGCCGCCCGTGAGCTTTGGCGCGCGGTGGACTGGACGCCCTTCGAGGTGTCCGCCGTGCCCGTTGGGGCCGATCCTGCCGCGGGGTTCCGCGCCCAATCCCCCCTTCACGACTGCGTCCTTCATCGCCGGGACGTCCCACCCACCAACACAGGAGCCATCCCGATGACGGACAAATCCAACACCCCGGCGAGCGACGCCGAAACCCAAACCACCCAACCGACCGAGCCGGTCAAAACCGAAGGCACCACAATGACCGAACCGAAATCGGCTGCGCCCGACCCTAAGGGTGCCGCAGTTGAAACCCGGGCCCAGCCCAAGTCTCAGAAACCCGACGTCGCTCCCACACCCGACACCGAGACGGTCGCGACCCGCGCGCGCGAAACCGAGCGCGACCGCGTTTCCACGATCTACGATCTGGCCGGGCGGCTGAACCTCGAGCGCAGCTTTGCCGAGGATCTGGTGAAACGCGGCACCGACGTTGATGAGGCACGTCGCCTGATCCTCGATCAGGTTGCCGCAAAGTCCGAGGAAACCCGCACCTTTAGCCAGGTGTCGATCCCTCTCGGCGGCCGAGATGAGCAGGTCACCCGCCGCGACGCCGTCGCAAACGCGCTGCTGCACCGCTACAGCCCGACGCTCTTCCAACTGGAAGACGCCGCTCGGCAGTATCGTGGCATGACACTCATGGAACTGGCCCGCGAAAGCCTCGGCAATGCGGGTGTCAACACGCGCGGCCTCTCGCGCGACGAAGTTGCCACGCGGGCGCTGCACTCGACCTCGGACTTCCCCGAAATCCTGTCTGCCGTCACCAACAAGACCCTCCGGCAGGCCTATGAGGCCTATCCCCGGACCTTCATGCTGTTCTGCCGCCAGGTTTTGGCCACTGACTTCAAGGCGATGCATCGGGTCCAGCTTGGCGAAGCGCCGCAGCTGCTGGAGGTGAGCGAAAGCGGCGAGTTCAAGCGCGGCACGCTCGGCGAGAGCAAGGAGAGCTACAAGGTCAAGACCTATGGCCGGGTGGTCGCGATCACGCGCCAGACGCTGATCAACGACGACCTTGATGCCTTCACCCGGATCCCGGCGATGTACGGCAACTCCATCGCACAGCTGGAGTCGGACGTGGTCTGGGGCATCATCACCGCAAATCCGGCAATGGCCGATGGCAACGCGCTCTTCCACAACAGCCACAAGAACCTGGCTGGCACTGGCGCGGCTCTGGACGTTGGCAGCGTGGGCGCAGCCCGAGCCGCCATGGCCAAGCAGACCGGCCTCGACAAGAAGACGGTTCTGAACGTCCGCCCAGCCTTCCTGATCGTGCCGGCCTCGCTGGAACTGAAGGCCGAGCAGCTGGTTGCCCAGAACCTCGTGCCCGCCGCGACCTCCAGCGTGGTGCCGCAATCGATCCGGACTCTTTCGCCCATCAGCGAGCCCCGGCTCGATGCCGCCAGCGAAACCGCCTGGTATCTGGCGGCCAGCCCCAACCAGATCGACACCATCGAATACGCCTATCTCGAGGGCCAGCAGGGCGCCTACATCGAGACGCGCAACGGCTTCGACGTCGACGGTGTCGAGATCAAGTGCCGCCTCGACTTTGGCGCCAAGGCCATCGACTGGCGCGGCCTCTACAAGAACCCGGGCGCGTAAGCCGCACCCCATGCTGAACCCTGCCATGCGGGCGGTCCTGACGGGCCGCCCTTCGTCTTTCCACAAGGATCCCCATCATGAAAAACTACGTCCAGCCCGGCAATACCGTCACCCTGACCGCGCCCTATGTCGTGACCTCCGGCGATGGCCTGCTCGTCGGCTCCATCTTCGGCATCGCATCTGCGGACACCGCTCTGAACGACCCTGTCGAAACCGCCCTGACCGGCGTGTTCGACCTCACCAAGGTCGGCTCGCAGGCCTGGACCGTCGGTGCCAAGGTCTATTGGGACGACACCAACAAGCGCACCACGAGCGTGGCCACATCGAACACACTGATCGGCGTTGCGACCGAAGCCGTGGCAGGCGGAGCTGGTGACACCATCGGTCGCGTGCGCCTGAATGCGAGTTTCTGATGACGGCGTTTGCCGCCATCGTTGATGCACTGTTCTCAGATCCCAACATCGGGCGGGAAGCGGTCTACATCGCTGATGGCGGCGCGCTAGTGCTGGTACGCGTCGTCTCGCGGCAGGCGGATTCGATCACCAACTTCGGCGATGCTCGGCTCTGGTCCGAGACCACTCGGATCGACCTGCGCGTGGCGGATGTTGCGAACCCGCGCCCCGGCGACCGGATTGAGATCGATGGTGACGCGTTCCTCATACAGGGGGAGCCCGTCCGCGATCGCGAGCGGCTCGTCTGGACAGTGGACATGCGCTCGGCATGAAGCTCAAACTCGACATCACCCCCGATCTCGTTGCCGCCATGGCCGCGGAGGTAAAGGCTGGCGAGAAGGCCGTCACCACCGCGATGCGCGAGGCCGGGACCGGACTGAAGACTTCGTGGCGCGGCCAGATCACCGGCGCGGGGCTCGGGCGGCGGCTTGCCAACTCGATCCGCAATCAGACCTTCCCACGGTCTGGCGAAAGCCTCGATGCGGCCACACTGGTCTGGTCCAAAGCCCCGGTCATCGTCGGCGCCCACGACACCGGCCCGCTGATCCGCTCGAAAGATGGGTTCTGGCTCGCGATCCCGACGGAAGCAGCAGGCCGTGGGTTGCGCGGTCGCCGGATCACCCCCGGCGAATGGGAGCGGCGACGCGGTCTGCGCCTGCGCTTCGTCTTTCGTCCCCGCGGTCCGAGCCTGCTCGTTGCTGACAAAGCTCGCATCAACAAAGGCGGACAAGCGGTTGCATCGCGCTCAAAGACCGGCCGCAACCAGGTCACCGCACCGATCTTTCTGTTGGTCCCGCAGGTGAAGCTTCCGAAGCGGCTGGATCTAGAACGGGATGCAGACCGGGCACTCGACGACGTGCCGGGGCTGATCGTGGCGAACTGGGTGGAGGCGCGAATTTCTTGAGCTCTGCTAAAATTGCTTGTCGATCAACACGATAAGTCAAGATACCCTCTTCTTGAGAGGCGGTGAGCAGAGGACGAGAATCAGGAATGCATCCTGAACTGGAAAAATACAGAACAGACCGGCGGCTCGCGCTCACGAAGACAGGTTCTGATGCGCGCTCTCAGGAAGTGGGCATGCTGCTTCTGTATGCCTATGACTGCATCAATGATGCAGAATGGCATTGGCTCCGATTTCATTATTCGATGCTGCCTCCTCACCCGACGGCGCTCGAGATCGCAGCCATTTGCGCTTCATTGGAGCGTGCGCTGCCCGGCTTGGGGAAACAGCTTGTCGATAGCATCGCCAGCTTGAAAAACAGGGAGAAACACAAGCCAGATTACGAGTCGATGCTGCAAATTTTTGCTGAGATGCTGGTGATCAATCAGGTTTTCAAACTGAGCTGGCCGGGGAAGGTTGAGTTTTCATATGAGCCCGCTGGGCGCAGCGGGAAACGCCCTGAGTTGTTGGTGCTCTGCGACGGTCAGCAATTCTTGTTTGAGGTAAAGGCACCGTCACTTCTTAGTCACATGGAGATGCGGCAAGCGCGGGAATGGCAAGTTCCGGGAAGGGTGTTGCCGCTCGAGGGGATTCAGACACTTGCTCGCGGCGAGCCGATCACACTTCCACGCGACAATCCGGTGAAAGACTTTCTGGTCAGCGCCGAAGAAAAGTTCGGTGACTTCGAACCAGAAGATGGTGCCAATATTCTAGTGATTGTGTGGGACGACTTCATATACGAACCAATCACATCCCTCGTGAACGAAAGGACGGGCCTATTGATGGAGGGCTCCTATTTTCGGGATGGAGAAGATAGAGCAATAGAGTTTCCGAATGTTGACGGAGTTATTGTGATCCGCCACTTGTCCTATTTCTACGAGGGACTCGCGGATCGCCCGCTGCCAGATCGCGCTGGCCCATTCGACTTTGGTGCGATCGGATCTCTGCCAAACGTGGCTTTCCCCACGCGATGGGGCCGAGATGTCCCAGCGTTCATCTACGATGGCCTTCGAGCGGTCGACTACAGAGATGAAGGCCTCCAGATGTTTGCAGATTATCGTCCTCAAGATGTCGTCATGTGGATTGGCGACCGATCATAGCTGACTATCCGATCAGAGGCCTTCTTTTGCTCTGAGTTGAGGCCCAAATGCCCACCCCACGCGAAACCATCCTCACCGCGCTGCACGCGCGGCTCTTGGCGCTGGCCGCCACCGTCCTGCGCGGCGAGGTACTGCCCGAGCGCGTGCCGACCGAGGGGCTGCTGATCCTGCGCGACGGTGAGCCGGGCGAGCCTGAGGTGACGCTCTCGCCCCTGCGCTACCACTACCAGCACCGGGCCGAGATCGAGGCGGTCGTGCAAGGCGCTGCCCGCGACGCCGTCTTCGACGCGCTGACTGCCAGCATCGGCACAGCGCTTGCCGCCGACCGCACGCTGGGCGGGCTCTGCGACTGGGTCGAGGCTGAAGCGCCACGGCCGGTCGATCTGCCGGTCGAGGGCGCGGCCAGCCTAAAGGCCGCCGTGATCCCGGTCGCGCTTCACTATTCCACGGCCGATCCGCTCGGCTGATCCCGACAACCCGAGGAGAACACCATGGCACGAGCCCAGGGGGCGCGGGCGCAGATGGCGCTTGCGTTCGAGACGACCTATGGAACACCGCCGGTGGGCGGTTTCACCAAGATGCCCTTTGCCAGCACCTCGCTGGGGGCGGAACAACCTCTTCTCAATTCAGAATTGCTGGGTTATGGCCGCGATCCGCTGGCACCGATCAAGGACGCGGTGACGGCCGATGGCGATGTCGTCGTACCGCTTGACGCCGAGGCCTTCGGGTTCTGGCTGAAGGCAGCCTTTGGTGACCCAACCACGACCGGCACCGGCCCCTGGACGCACGAGTTTCAGTCGGGGTCCTGGACGCTGCCCAGCATGTCCATCGAGACCGGCATGCCCGAAGTGCCGCGCTATGCGATGTATTCAGGCTGCGTGCTCGACCAGATCACATGGCAAATGCAGCGATCCGGTCTGCTGACCGCGACCGCGCGGTTGGTAGCGCAGGGCGAGACGGTTGGAACTACGACCAGTGCAGGCACGCCTGCCGCTCTCGAATTGCAGCGCTTCGGCCATTTCAACGGGGCGATCACCCGCAATGGCTCCGCCCTCGGCAACGTCGTCTCGGCCGATATCACCTTTGCCAACAATCTCGACCGCATCGAAACTATCCGCTCGGACGGTCGCATCGACGGCGCGGACCCGTCCATTGCGGCTCTGACCGGCTCCATCGAGGTCCGGTTCGCGGATCAAACGCTGGTGACACAAGCGATCAATGGCGATCCCTGCGAGCTCGAGTTCGCCTATTTGCTGCCCTCTGGCGAGAGCTTCACCCTCACCGTCCACGCCGTCTACCTGCCGCGCCCACGCATCGAGATTTCCGGGCCGCAAGGGGTGCAAGCCACCTTCGACTGGCAGGCGGCCCGCGACAGCGTGGTCGGTCGGATGTGCACCGCAACCCTGATCAACGACATCGAGGTGTATTGAGAATGCTGACGCTCGACCTGACAAATGAACCGCGCTGGCATGACCTCGCCCCCGGCGTGCGGGTGCAGTTGCGCCCGTTGACCACGGCGCTGATGGTGGCGACGCGGAGCGATCCGTCTGTGGAAGCTGCGCCCGAGGACGCTTCGGACGAGGAGCGCGCGGTGGCTTTCGCCAAGGCGCTGGCGCGGCGGGCGGTGCTGGTCTGGGAGGGCATCGGCGATGCGGACGGCAAGCCCATCGACCCGAGCCCCGAAGCCATCGATGCGCTGCTCGATGTCTGGCCGATCTTCGAGGCCTTCCAGCTGACCTACGTCTCGAAGGGCTTGCTGCTGGAACAGGAAAAAAACGTCTCCGCGCTCTCGCTGAATGGTCCTTCGGCGGGGGTGAGCGATACTGCGAAGCCTGCGCGCAAGCGTGCGAAGACTGCCCGGCGCGGCTGAACCGACCGCTGACCCTTGAGGGCTGGCAGGTCTGGGATCTCGTCGGACGCCTCGGCGGTCAGCTGCGCGTCCTGCCCGGCACGGTGATCGGCTGGGATATGTCGGCGGCGCTTGCGCTCGGTGACGCGCTCGGCGTGTCGCCGCTCACCATGGCCGAACTGCTGCCCGTCATCGAAGCGGTGATGGTCGCCAAGCTCAACGAACAGATGGATCACTCCCATGGCGGAAAAACGGGTTAGCGTCCGCCTCGCGGCCGTGGGCGGACGGCAGGTGCGCGCCGAACTGGAAGGCGTCGGCGAGTCGGGGGCGCGCGGCTTCGGACGGCTCAGCCGCGAGATGGAGGCGGCGAACGCCCGGCTGGCTGCCTTCTCGCGGCGGGTGCGCGTGGCCGCTGCTGCTGCGGTGGCTGCGGCCACGGCGGCCGGCGTTGCAATGGTCCGCTCTGGCCTGCAGACGGTGGATGCGCAGGCCAAGCTCGCGCAGTCGCTCGGCACCACCGTCGCCTCGATCCAGACGCTCGAGCGCGCGGGCGAGTTGGCGGGCGTTTCCATGTCCGGGATAGAGCAGGCCACCAAGGATCTGACGCGCCGTCTCAGTCAGGCGGCAGCCGGGACCGGTCCCGCCGCCGACGCGTTGGATCGGCTGGGCCTTTCGGCCAACGAGCTGATCGCTCTGCCGCTGGACCAGCGTGTGGGGGCGATCAACGCGGCCATCGAGGAGTTCGTGCCGGTGGCCGAACGCGCGGCGGTCGCGGGGCAGCTCTTCGGTGAAGAAGGCTCCATCGCGATGTCGCGGATCGACACCGCGACGCTGCGCCAGGCGACCGAAGACGTCCTTGCGTTCGGTGTCGCCGTCTCGGAACAGGATGCCGACCAGATCGAACGCACCAATGATGCAATCTCGCGCCTTGGCCTCGTCTGGCGCGGGCTGTCGAACCAATTGGCGGTCGCCGCGGCACCCGCGCTGGAGGCCGTCGCCAACGCCATGGCGGCCGTGGCAAGCCGCACGGGTCCGCTGGGCACATCGATCCGCGGGCTCTTCGACAACATCGGCCGACTGACCACCTACGCCGCCACCTTCGCGGCCTTTCTCGCGAGCCGCTGGGTGGCGGGAATGGCCGCCGCGGCGCTTTCGGTCCGTGGCCTTGCAACCGCGCTCGTCGTTTTGCGCGGCGCGCTGATCCGGACCGGTATCGGGGCGCTGATCGTCGGCGCTGGCGAACTCGTCTACCAGTTCACCCGGCTTGTGTCGGGAGCTGGCGGCTTTGGCGAGGCAATGTCGCTCCTAAAGGACCTTGCCGTCGAAGTTTGGGATCGGATCAAGATGGGGGCTGCGGCGGCGGGCGCTGCGACCACGGCGATGTTCTTAGATCTGAAGGCCGATGCCGCCTCCGGCATGCAGAGCGCCATCGAGAGCGTGGTGGCTTTTGGCAACACGGCCGCGAACACTTTTGAGGGTGCCTATGAGGCGATCAAGGCGATCTGGGGAATGCTGCCCGCCGCCATCGGCGATCTCGCCTTTCAGGCGGCGAACAGCCTGATCGACGGTGTCGAAGCGATGCTGAACGGCGTTGTTTCTCGGATCAACACATTCATCGGCGGGATCAATCAGGGGCTGGAAGCGCTCGGGTCGGAGCGACGCATCTCGATCATCCCCGATCTCGAACTGGGCCAGATCGAGAACCGTTTTGCAGGTGCAGCGACCGCCGCAACCACCGCCGCGCAGACGGCCTTCGACTGGGCCTTCGAGGACAATCCGCTCACCGCGCCCGATCTTGGGCTCACCCAGGCGGCCAATGCTGCACTGGCCACGGCCAACACGTATCGCAGTGCCGCGCGGGATTTGGCCGAAGGCGCGCGTGCGCCACTCGCCAGCTGGCAGGCCCTGCGTGACGCGGTGCAGGGCAGCAATGAGGGTGGCGCAGACGCGCTGACCGAAGCAACGGACGCGGCTGAGCGACTGGAGACCACCCTCGGCGATGCCGGACGGGCGGCCAGTGGTGCCGGTGCTGCGGCCGGGGCTGCTGCCGCTGCGGCGGAGCCCGCCACCGAGGCTGCCGTCACCGGTTGGCAGGCGGTCACGGCAGCGCTGTCGGATTACGCCAGCAAGGCCCGCGAGATCGGCGGAGACATCGGCCAGAGCCTTGTCGGCGCCTTCCAGTCGGCGGAGAACGCGGTGGGCCAGTTCGTAAAGACTGGCAAGCTGGACTTCCGCGATCTGGTCACCTCGCTGTTGGCTGATCTCGCCAAGCTGGCGGCGCGGCGGTTCATCCTCGGGCCGATCGCCAATGCGCTTTCCGGCGCGCTTGGCGGTGCGGGCGGTATCTTCGCGAACATCCTGCACGCGGGCGGCATGGTTGGATCGGGCGGACCTTCGCGCATGGTTCCGGCCATGGCATTCGCGGCAGCGCCTCGTATGCATTCCGGTGGCGTTGCCGGGCTGCGCCACGACGAGGTTCCTGCGATCCTGCAGCGTGGCGAACGCGTGCTGTCGCGGCGTGAAGCGGGATCCTACGGCGGAGGCGGCGGTGTGAATGTCACCATCATGGCGCGTGACGCCGAAAGCTTCCGGCAATCGCGAACGCAGGTCGCGGCCGACATCGCCCGCGCCGTGTCGCTCGGGCGGAGGGGCATGTGATGGCATTCCACGAGGTCCGGTTTCCCGACAACATCAGCCGCGGCGCGCGCGGCGGACCGGAACGGCGCACGCAGATCGTCGAACTTGCCTCGGGTGACGAGGAGCGCAACGCAAGCTGGGCCAACTCGCGCCGGCGCTACGATGTCGCCTACGGCATCCGTCGTGCGGACGATCTGGCGGCGGTGGTCGCCTTCTTCGAGGCTCGCAATGGCCGCCTGCATGGCTTCCGGTTCAAGGATTGGGGCGACCACAAGTCCTGTTTGCCCTCGGGCACACCATATCCCACCGATCAGGTGATTGGCACCGGCGACGGCGCGACGACCGCCTTCCAGCTGGTGAAGCACTATGCCTCAGGCGCACAATCCTGGACGCGCGCCATCGCCAAACCGGTGGCGGGCAGCGTGCGCATCGCAATTGGTGGCGTGGAGCAGCCCTCCGGCTGGTCCGTCGACACCATGACCGGCGTGGTCACCTTCAGCGGCACCCCGGGCTCCGGCGTCGCGATCACCGCAGGCTTTGAGTTCGACGTGCCCGTCCGCTTCGACACCGACGCCCTCGACGTGACGCTCGACCTCGAGCGGCTGGGCTCGATCACCTCCATCCCGCTGCTGGAACTCCGCCGATGAAAAACATCGACCCTAATTTACAGGCACATTTGAACGATGGGACAACAACGCTGGCCTGGTGCTGGCGGATCGTCCGCGCCGATAACACGAGTTTCGGTTTCACCGACCACGACCGGACGCTCAGCTTCGACGGCACCGATTTCGAACCCGAAAGCGGGCTGACTGCGTCTGAAGTCCGGTCGGTCTCGGACCTGTCGGTTGATGCGCAGGACGCCGAGGGCGTGCTGACCTCCGACCGCATCACCGAGACCGACATCCTGGACGGCCGCTGGGACAATGCAGAGGTCGAGGTCTGGCGTGTGAACTGGGCGGACACCGGCCAGCGCGTGCTGATGCGGCGCGGCGCCATTGGCCAGATCCGGCGTGGGCGGTTGTCCTTCGTCGCCGAGGTCCGCTCGCTCGCCCATGTGCTGGGGCAGACGGTCGGGCGGACCTTCCAGGCGACCTGTGATGCCGCGCTAGGGGATGCGCGCTGTGGGGTCGATCTGGAGGCCCCCGGCTACAAGGGAACGGGCACCGTCATCGATCTCCTGCGCGACCGGGCCTTTACGGCCTCGGGTCTCGGCGACTTCGAGGCCGGCTGGTTCACCTTCGGCACGGTCGAATGGACCGGCGGCGCAAACGCGGGACGACGGTCTGAGATCATCGCACATGACCTGACTGACGGTATTGCGCTGCTGACGCTTCTGGAAGCGCCGGTCCGGTCCATCGCGGCCGGTGATGCTTTCACCATTCGTGCAGGCTGCGACAAGCGGATCGAGACCTGCGGCGCGAAGTTCGCCAACACCGTCAATTTCCGGGGCTTCCCGCATATCCCCGGCCAAGATGCGGTGCTGCGCTACGCCACGAAGGATGGCGGCCACGAGGGGGCCGTACTGTGAGCGCCGATTCCGAGCGCGTCATCGCCATCGCGCGCTCCTAGCTCGGCACGCCGTATCACGATCAGGCCAGCCTTCGGGGCGTGGGTTGTGACTGCCTCGGCCTCGCCCGGGGCGTCTGGCGCGAGGTGGTGGGGCCAGAGCCGTTCCCGATCCCGCCCTACAGCCGCGACTGGGGCGAGACAGGGCCGCGCGAGGTTCTGGCCGAGGGCGCGCGCGACATGATGATCGAGGTGCCTCCCGCCGACGCCGGACCCGGCGCGCTGGTCCTCTTCCGTATGAAACGCCGCGCAATCGCCAAGCATGTCGGGATCCTGACCGGCCCTGACAGTTTCCTCCACGCCTATGAGCGGCTCGGCGTGATCGAGGAACCGCTCACCCCATCCTGGCGGCGGCGCATCGCATTCGCCTTCCGGTTCCCGCAACGCTGAGACCCCGACATGGCCACCCTCGTTCTCGGTGCCGCAGGTGCCGCCATTGGCGGCAGCATCGGCGGCGCAATCCTCGGTGTCAGCGCTGCCACCATCGGTGGCTTCATCGGCTCCACCATTGGCTCGGTTGTCGACAGCTGGATCATCTCGTCCCTCGCGCCGACCCAGCGGATCGAGGGCGCGCGGATGGACAATCTGCGCATCACTTCGGCCACGGAAGGAGCCGTGATCCCGCGTCTCTACGGTCGCATGCGGATCGGTGGCAACATCATCTGGGCGACGGATTTCCGCGAGGAGACCAAAACCACCACGCAGGGCGGTGGCAAGGGTGGCGGGGGCGGCGGCAAGGTCAAGACCACTGAGTATCTCTACTACGCGAGCTTCGCGGTGGCGCTCTGCGAGGGGCCGATCACGGGCATTGGCCGCATCTGGGCCGACGGCAAGCTGCTGGACACGGCCGGGATCACGTGGCACTGGTATCCGGGCGACGAAGGCCAGACGGCCGATCCGCTTATTTCGGCGAAGATGGGGGCAGCCAACACGCCAGCATATCGCGGCACGGCCTATGTCGTTTTCGAGGACTTGCCGCTCGGCAATTACGGCAACCGCATCCCGCAGCTGAGTTTCGAAGTCTTCCGTCCGCTGGCCGATCCGGACACGGCCGAGGGGCTTACGCAGGCCGTCACCATGATCCCGGCATCCGGCGAGTTCACCTACGCCACGACCGGCATCCGAAAGGGTGGCAGCGGGTCCCAAACTCCCGAAAACCTCAACGCACTGACCGATACCGCCGACATGGTGGTGGCGCTGGACCGGCTACAGGCCATGGCTCCGAAGGTCGAAAGCGTTTCGCTGATCGTGGCCTGGTTCGGCAACGATCTGCGTGCTGGGAACTGCAAGGTGCGGCCCGGCGTCGAGGTCACCGCGAAAGCGACCACGCCATCGAGCTGGTCGGTGAATGGCGTCAGCCGGGCCAATGCCTTTCTGGTCAGCCGCGATGATCAGGATCGCCCCGTCTATGGCGGCACGCCCGCCGACTTCGCTGTCGTGCAGGCGATCCAGGAGATGAAGGCGCGCGGACTGCGCGTCACCTTCTATCCGTTCATCCTGATGGACGTGCCGCCGGACAACACACTGCCGAACCCGTATTCCGACAACGCCGCCGAGACCGGCCAACCCGCATTCCCCTGGCGCGGGCGCATCACCTGTTCGCCGGCTGCGGGCTATGCCGGTACGGTGGACAAGACCGCCACGGCCGCGACGCAGGTGTCCGCGCTGTTCGGCGCGGCGACGCCCGCAAGCTTCAATGTCTCAGGTCAGTCGGTTTCATGGACTGGCATTGCGAACGACTGGGGTCTTCGGCGCATGGTGCTGCACTACGCCCATCTTTGCGCGGCGGCGGGCGGGGTCGATGCCTTCCTTATCGGCACAGAAATGCCGGGGCTGACGACGATCCGCTCCGGCGCGTCAACCTATCCGGCGGTGCAGGCCTATCGGGATTTGCTAGCGGATGTGCGCTCGATCCTCGGGTCCAGCACAAAGATCGGCTATGCCGCCGACTGGTCGGAGTATTTCGGGCATCAGCCGGGCGATGGCAGCGGCGACGTGTTCTTCCATCTCGATCCGCTCTGGGCCGATCCCGAGATCGATTTCGTTGGGATCGACAACTACATGCCGCTGTCGGACTGGCGCGACGGCTTCGAGCATCTCGATGCGCAGGAGGGCTGGCCCGCCATCTATGACCGGGCTTACCTGCAGGGGAACATCTCGGGCGGCGAGGGCTACGACTGGTTTTACGCCAGCGCGGCAGATCGGTCGGCGCAGGCCCGGACGCCGATCACCGATGGTGCGGCGGCCAAACCATGGGTCTTCCGCTACAAGGATCTCCGCGCCTGGTGGTCAAACCCGCACTACGACCGCCCGGGTGGGGTGGAGAGCAGCACGCAGACGGCATGGGTGCCGCAGTCCAAGCCGATCTGGTTCACTGAGCTCGGATGTCCCGCCATCGACCGGGGCACGAACCAGCCGAACGTTTTCTTCGATCCGAAGTCGTCGGAGAGCTTCACGCCGCATTTCTCGCGGGGATGGCGGGACGACGCGATCCAGCGCGCCTATCTCGAGGCGACGTACCTCTGGTGGGGCGATGCCGCGAACAACCCGCTGTCCTCGGTTTACGGCGGCCGCATGGTGCATGTGCCCGAGTGCGCCGCCTGGACCTGGGACGCGCGGCCCTATCCGTTCTTCCCGGCGCTGACCGATGTTTGGACCGACGGCGCGAATTGGCGGCTTGGACACTGGCTGACCGGGCGGCTGGGCGCGGTGTCGCTGGCGGCGCTGGTCCGGCACCTCTGCTTGCGGACGGGCATGCCCGAGTCCCGGATCGACGTCTCGGGGCTTTGGGGCGCGGTCGAGGGCTACGCCATTGGCGCGCTGGAAAGCCCGCGCGCCTCGATCACCACGTTGTCGCGGCACTTTGGCTTCGACGCTGTCGAGACCGAGGGCATGATCCGTTTTGTCATGCGTGGGCGGGCGTCCATCACCAGCCTGACGCACGACGATCTTGTCGCAGCCCGCGAGGGCGACCTACTGGAACTTACGCGTGCGCAGGAAACCGAACTGCCGCAGGCGCTCAAATGGCAGGTGGCGCGTGCGGACGAAGATTACGACGCCGCTCTTGTTGAGGCGCAACGGATCACGGTGGATACGACGCGGATTGCCTCGGAGAGCTTTCCGATGGCGGTCCCGCCCGAGGAAGCCGAACGGCGCTGCCGCCGCGCGCTGATGGAAGCCTGGACCGGGCGCGAGACAACTGCATTCCGCCTGCCGCCCTCGCGGCTGGCATTGGATCCAGCAGACGTCGTGACGCTGGCACATGACGGTAGGCACATTCCGCTGCGGCTGGTCTCCATCGCCGACGCAGAGGCACGCGGGATCGAAGCGGTCCGCCAGGATCGCGAGGCCCACGACCTGCCGCCAGGATCGCCACGGCCCTCATCGCTTTCGCAAACCGTGGTGTTCGGCGCACCCGAGGTGGCGCTGCTGGACCTGCCGCAACTGACAGAGGATCAACCCGCGCATCGGCCCTTCGCCGCAGCGCACGCCGTTCCCTGGCCGGGCGAAATGGCGGTGTTCCGCAGTCCCTCTACCGATGGCTTCGAGCTGCTGACGACATTTGGCGGCCGTGCCCGGATCGGAACGCTGGTCTCGGATTTCTTCGCGGGCCCGACCTCGCGCTTCGATCTTGGCAATGCGCTGGTGATCGATCTGCTCTCTGGCACACTGGAAAGCGTCACCGACCTGACGCTGTTCGGCGGGGCCAATGCGCTGGCCATCGAGAGCGCACCCGGCACGTGGGAAATCGTGCAGGCCGGCGTGGCAGACCTGATTGCGCCGGGCCGTTATCGAATGATGCGCCTGCTTCGTGGCCAGCGCGGCACGGAAACGGCCATGGCTAATCCGGCTCTTGCAGGCGCTCGAGTGGTAGTGCTCGACGAGGCTCTTGCGTCCCTCCCGATCGCCGAGGCCGATCTCGGGTTGCCGTGGAACTGGCGCATCGGTCCTGCAAGCCGGTCTGTCAGCGAAGAGACATATGTCGCGGCCTACTTCAACCCGGTTGGCGTGGGTCTGCGGCCGTTCTCAGTCGCCCATGTCGAGCAGCCATGGCGCAAACCACGTGCACCGGGCGATCTGACCATCCGCTGGACTCGCCGGTCCCGCGCACTCGCGGCCGACAACTGGGGCGCGGTCGACGTGCCGCTTGTCGAAGAGACCGAGGCCTACGAGATCGAGATCCTTGATGGCGTTGCCGTGAAGCGCATGCTGACCACCTCCACAACCAGTGCGGTCTACAGCTCCGCCGATCAAATCGCCGACTGGGGTGCGATGCTCGGGCCCGGCGACACGCTCGACGTCCGCATCTCCCAGCTCTCCGCCCTCGTGGGGCGGGGCGCGCCGAAAACCGTCACGCTCACATTCTGAGGGCCTCATGTCCGACACCACTACGCATCTGCTGCTCCCGTACATCCTCGCGGCGCAGGCCCAGAAACATGTCACCCACAACGAGGCGCTGCGGCTGCTCGACGGGCTTGTCCAGCTTTCCGTCCTCGACCGGGACCTGACAGCGCCGCCCGCCAGCCCCACCGATGGCGACCGCTATATCGTGGGCTCCGGCGCGACGGGCGACTGGGCGGGCTGGGACCTGAACGTCGCGCTCTGGACCGACGGAGCCTGGCTGCGCCTGACACCGCGGACTGGCTGGCGCGTATGGGTCCAGGACGAAGGTCTGCTGTTGGTCTACGACGGTGCGGACTGGATCGGGACCACACCGGCGGCGCTGCAGAACCTCGCGCTCGTCGGGCTCGGCACGACGGCCGATGCGTCGAACCCGTTCTCGGCCAAGCTGAATGCTGCGCTCTGGACGGCGAAGACCGTCGCCGAGGGCGGCACCGGAGATCTGTTCTACACCATGAATAAGGAGGCCGCAGGCGACGATCTCGGGCTCACGCTGCAGACCGGCTTAGTCACGAAGGCGCTGGTCGGGCTGTTCGGCTCCGACAGGTTCCGGCTTGCGGTCTCCGCCGACGGCAGCACCTTCTTCGACGGGCTCAGCGTCGACAACGCGAACGGCATCGTCGATCAGCCGCAATTGCCGCGCTTCAAGGCGTACACCAACTACGACAACTATGTCGGCGTCGGGAGCTGGACGAAGATCGGCCTCAACAACACCGACTATAACGATCAGGGTGCCTTTGATGCCGGGACCAACCTGTTCACAGCGCCCGTGGATGGCACTTACCTCTTCGGCGCGACGCTGCTCTTCAAGGTCAATTCCAGCACTTCGGCCAGGATGCGCGGGCGGCTCGTGCTGAATGGCGCAACCGAAATCCGAGGGTCTTATGGCGAGATCAGTGGCGCGCATGTCTCGGAAGCCACGGCCCTCTGGCTGCAGACGATGGTGCCGCTGACGGCGGGCGATACCATTGAGCTCCAGGGGTATTTCCGTGCGCAGGATGGATACTTCGCGGCCGATCACACGTCCCTTTGGGGCTGCAAGATCGGCTGATCGGAGAGAGGATTACCTCATGACACCACCCCGATCCGATCAGGGTTTCGTGCGCATGCCCGACGCCGAGTTCGAGGCGATGCTGGCACGAGCCGCCGAGAAAGGCGCCAAGCGCGCGCTCGCCGATGTTGGTCTCGACGGTGAAGAAGCGGCGCTCGATATACGGGATCTGCGATCATTGCTCGACTGCGTCCGGCTGGTGCGCCGCACCGCGATGCAGACCGCCGTCCGCATGATCACCACCGGCGTCATGTTGGCGCTGTTGGCGGGCATCGCGATCAAGCTGAAAATCTTCGGCGGCGGCCCGTAG